GTGAGGTTAAGAGAGGCGCTTCTCGCTATATGAGCGTCGTTCGCACGAAGATATATATATGAGAGGGCCCGCTGGGCGGTTAGAGGTCAGTTTAGGGAACGCTGAACAGAAACCACCCAGTCCCGCCAGGCTGTCCAAGCCAGTTTGGGACTGATGGAAGCTCAGCGAGCTTGGACAGCCCAGGGGAGGTCCTGGGCTAGAGGCGCGACCCCGACTTATGCAGCTCGAGAGCTACGGTCGGGATCGGAGGAGCCTTCGGAGGAAGGCTCGTGGGAATGGTGCCATTGCGGTAATAGCGCCAGCCAACATAGTGGAGAAACTCGAAGTCATCTCCAACTCGCCGCAAGAAATTGGTGTTATTCCAACTTCCCCCTTGTACGTCCCAAGTTGCGAGAGCATTGGGATACGCCGGATCGGCGGGGGGATAGTTGTTTCCTGCGGAGGAGTGTCGCACCCACGAGAACACAGTTTGCGAGGTCCCCGGGAAGCGCACGGGAGACGTGGCATCTAGGTACACCGAGGAGTGTGTTAACGTGTTCGCAGCGCTTGCGGCGCTTGCGGGCGCGTAGGGGGTCGTCGTTGCAATGGTGTGCGGAAGCCACCCAATATAGGCAGCAAGAGGGCTCCAGTAATGGGTGCTCCCACGACAACCGGCATATTTGTGGGCGATCAAATCGAGCCACGTGATGAACAGGCCGGTGGGCAGGACGGCAAGGGCTCCAAGGAACGACGTGTTGGCGACGAAGGTGTTGGGCCGCAAGACAACCTGGTTTGTGCCCGACGCGACAGTAAAGACGCGATGGAAACGCTTCGCAATGACGAGGTCAGAGGCGAAGGAGTCGCCCCAGCAGCGGGCTAGGGCAGACTTAGAGCGTTCGACGATGTCAGGGGGCACAGGGTTGGCAACGATGCAAGAATCGCCAGGCGTGAGCTTCTTGCTTTGGGGTTGGTATCTACGAACAGGTTGCTCTGCCGTTGCACCCGCGGTTGCGAAGGGGGTGCACATCACGCCGGGGAAAGGCTCAGCGACCACAAAGTCCTCGAGGGCCCGCACATAGCGGTTGACCACGAGGGACATAGGAGCGGACTCGGTGTTCGACAGGGCAGTCGTACAGTCCGCTTGGATGTGGCCGATAGTGTCTCCGGCGCGAAGCATCGGGTAGGGATGTTCGTAGGGAAAGTTGATACACGCTTCAGTGTCCTTCTCCAGCTCCCACACAACAGAATCGGTCCATTGTGAGTCTTGTTCAGTATAGGCAGGAGGAGAGTTGTACCAGTGGGTCCACTTCGACAGCGTGAGGCGTGCAGACTGCCCAAAAACTGGGTAGGCAACGTGCTTCTCAGCAAAGCTGCCGCGCCAGAGTGAGCAGCACTGCGCGTACACGCTGAAGTCAGGACCAATGCGTTGGCCAGCGAGACCGTGAAGTGTGCGTGAAGTGTCCCATTGGGTAGGGCCAACCATTTGGCGAAAATAGTTGGTGGTGTTTGGTGTGTCGCCAGTGGAAAGCGTGTAAGAACCAGCATAAACCCAGCGTTCGACAGAGTGGGAGATAGTCATCTCATCCACGCTGCTGCCAGATATCTCGCGCCAGTGCACTTGTTGGGCCTCTTTGTGACAGGCCGCCACGATACAATACTCGTGGCCATCAC